TAATCCGTTACCCGCAATGCTAAAACAGCGACACGGATACACCATTAAGCAGTTTTTTAGCGGTTCGACAATATTCGGCTTCGACTTCAAAACAAATGAAATTCCGCCCTATTTCTTTACAAGCCCTTGCAGTTGAAAAACTACCAGCAAAAGTGTCCAAAACTAAATCGCCTTTGTTGGTGCTTTTTTCTATCAAGTGCCTTAGCAGGTTGGTTGGCTTTTCGGTTGGGTGATTATCCGTTGGCATCTTTGCACACTTAATCACGTTGCTACTTCGCCCACCATTTAATTTTTTGCTTCCGTTGCTACAAAATATAATCAGTTCATATTTCGGGGCGTAATCGCCAAGCAAATCACCGCTACCGTGATTATTCTTTTCCCACACCAAAATATTTTTCACATTAAAATACGCCCCTAATGTTTGCTTAAAAACATCAATGTTATGCCAACTGCAAAAAATATAAAGGTGGGCTTCGGGCTTGCATACCCTTTTTAGTTCCTTGCACCAATCACCCAACCATTCTAAATCGGTATCGTTTTGAATACTTTTGTGTTTCTCCTTTCTTCGGTTGCTTCTGTATGCCATCCCATAGGGCGGGTCGGTCAATACAAGGTCAATCGTATTATCAAAAACCTGCTTAATTCCATCTTCCCAATCAATGCAAGTCACTTCATTAACGAAAGGAAGCACTGCGGGTAACACGGGTTTTGCGTCAGGCGGGGTGAAGTTCCCTGAATGACCATTTGTGCTATATTGAAGTTCTGTTTCCATATTTTACTTTTGTGCTGTTAATCCCGCCCGAACGCAAAGCCCTTGCTCGTTATGTGCCATTTTAAAGAGCGACACTACTCTCAACTTCATTTCCCCAAACATCCCAACCTTCTGGAACTTCACGAGCAAATAATTCCACCTTTGGCAAATCGCCTACCAGTCTAATTATCCTATCTCTTGTTTCTTGTGGCTTTTTGCTATGTTTGTCAATCGGTGCGTAAATAACTGAATGAACGCCCATATCTAATCTTTTTGGGCTTCCTTTCACAGCTAATAAACATATTTCCGCATTACTTCTTGTCCATCTTCCCATTCCCCAAAATAAACTATCAGCTTTCTTGTTTTTCTTTACCCAAGTAAAAGCATTTGTTTTGTATTGAAATCCCCAAGCATTTATAACATCAAGTGCTTCTTGTAGTTTTGGAAATGTAGCCCACATAAATAGTATGCAGTCATCTTCTGCTATTTCATTTACAGGAAGGTTTTTTATATCCTCAATATTCATTGTTCTGTAATGCCTTTCAGCACCACCACGATGCAAACATTTGTCATCATAACTCCAAGCTGGATCTGCATAAATTATTTTATATTTTTTCATATTTCTAAATTAAATTCGTGAATAAAAAACGGCACATAACAAGGGTTTTGCAAAAGCAGGGCATTAGTGGTTTATTGAACATTTTTACTACTATTAAACATTGTGCTAAAAATGATTTCTCCGGGACTCCATGCCTTGAACATCACATCAACTCTCAACCGCCGCATAACAAGTCGGTCAACGCGAGCGGCGGGCGGCGCGTTTTCCGTGGGCGGTGGCACATTGCCGCCGCCGCGTTACCTTGGTCGTTACGCGTCCAAATCGACGCTCGTTGAAATCCCAAACTTCATCGGCTGCATTCGGTACACAGACAAATCCGACTTCTGCCCGTGCTTCAGCAACCACTCTTTCAATCCTTCCTCGCTGTGGAAGAACTCTGTTTTCATGCACGGTTCTGACCGGTAATCTGGCCGTTCTTTTGCACTGATTCCGGGGCTGACATCAACCATTCTTGTACCGGGAAACACAACGCAAAATTGACGCATAACAATACGATCAACCGAAGCATCGGTGTTCGCCTGATTTTTCGCTTCGCTCATTTACGTTTTACTCCTGATGCCCGGTTACCGCTGTCGTTATCGGGACAAATACTCATCTTCATTCAATTGATGCAACTCTCGGTCAATAAAATCCGGCTCCGTCGTCACATCTAACTTCGCAAGAATCTTCTCAACCTCTTCCACGCTGATTTCGATCTCGTGCTCTTCGGCAATCTCCCGCCAGTGCTCTTTCCAGTGCGGCAACGTGTGAGCCTGACAACCGACAGCCAACACGCCAAACGCCTTGATCCATCGGCACTCGTATTCCATCGCAGCTGAGATCAATTCCCCGTACACGGACCCGTACCCGGACCCGTCCCCGTACCCGTACCCGTCCCCGTACCCGTACCCGTACCCGTACCCGTCCCCGCACCCGGACCCGTACCCGTACCCGTACCCGTACCCGTACCCGTACCCGTACCCGGACCCGATTAACATGCCTTCCATTGATCGATCTCCTTTGCTGCGTTATCGGAAACTTCCACCCACTGTTTCACGCACTCATCGCCATGAGACGGAACCGACGCCGTGATTCGCGTCGATGTCTTCGGCCCATTCGCAGCCAATCCTAGTAGCCCACCGCATTCAGACGACCAATAGAGAATCATCCTCGCGTCAGTCAGTCTGATTGGCTGTCCCGCTACCGGCTCCGTTGGCGACTTGCCGACCAAGACAGCCCGTCCATGTTCGCCGCAACACACAATATACGTTTTCATTTCCATCCCTTTCAGTTAATAAAATCCGGCTCCGTCGTCACATCTAACTTCGCAAGAATCTTCTCAACCTCTTCCACGCTGATTTCGATCTCGTGCTCTTCGGCAATCTCCCGCCAGTGCTCTTTCCAGTGCGGCAACGTGTGA